CGTGCGCTTGCCCTGCAAGTGTTAGAGTCGGGCAATCCTGTACCGGGCTACAAGCTCGTCCAGAAACGCGCGACGCGTCAATGGAAGGACGAAGAATCAGCGAAACAGGCGCTCTTGAAGCACCTGGCAATGACTGACGTGATGGAGACGTATTTGATCTCGCCAGCACAGGCGGAGAAGAAGCTGAAGAAGCTGAAGCTCCCCATGCCGAACGATCAGATTATCTCCGTCTCATCGGGCACCACGTTGGCGCCGGAGAGCGATCCCCGGCCCGCCGTGTTGCAAATCGGGCAGCAGTTAACTGCGGCCCTTTCTAAACTAGTGTAAGGAGTAGAGTAATGTCCAATATCACTGCGTTCAGTAAGGCGGGTCTCCCCGCTGTGTCTTCCCTGTCCACCGCCCTGCGTAACATCGAAGTGGAGGTCGGCCCGGTCGGGTCGGCGATCCTCAAGATGGATAAGACGGGTCACTGGGTCTTTGGCGCGGATCAAACCGAGGCTGAGGAAAACAGCAAGTGGGCAGTTAATCCTTTCTCGTTCGTCCACGGCTTCATTGCTTGGGGCGACGGCGAGGTGCTTGGCGAGAAGATGGTGTCGGTGTCACAGCCGTTGCCGGAACTTGAACCGGCTCCCCCGCAGAGCAAGAAGGGTTGGGAAACGCAAGTCGGCATGAGCTTGAAGTGCATCACGGGTGAGGACGCGGGCCTTGAGGCTCGCTACAGCACCACGTCGGTGGGCGGCAAGCGTGCCGTGCAGGCCTTGGCGGCGGCCATCGCAGCCCAGGTCGAGCGTGACCAGAGCAAGCCGGTGCCGGTTGTGGTTCTGAAGAAAGAGCACTACCAGCACAAGTCCTATGGCCGCATCTACACGCCGGTCTTTGAGATCGTCGATTGGGTGTCCATGGATGGCGAGGGTCCGTCAGCACCGGAGGGCGATGAGCCCCCACCGGCCGCTTCGGCTCGTCGGCGACGCGTTGCGTAAGGGAGCGGGGGTCGGCAACGGCCCCCGATTCTTTGATGGCAATACTTTGGATCGACTTTGAAACCCGTAGCCGGTGCGACCTGCCGTCAGCCGGTGCGTACAACTATGCGCAGGACTTGAGCACCGAGGTGCTTTGCATGTCCTACGCGTTCGATGACGGCGAGGTGGCAACGTGGTTGCCTAAGTACCCGTTCCCCGAGCGCGTGGCCAACTTCAAGGGCCAGATACGCGCACACAACGCTGCGTTTGAGCGGCTTATCTTTTGGTATGTGTGTCAGATCAACTTCGACTTGACACAGTTTTACTGCACGGCCGCACAGGCACGGGCCAACTGTCTGCCTGGCAGCCTTGAGGACATCGGCCGTGCGCTCTCGTCTAAGATGAAAAAGGACCATCGCGGCTCGCAGTTGATCCGTCAACTCTCCATCCCTCGCGCGGACGGCACATTCAACAACGACCCTGCGCTGATGGCCGAGATGATCGCCTACTGCGAGCAGGACGTGCGTACCATGCGCGAGATCAGCAAGGCCATGCGCGACCTGTCAGACACCGAGCTTGCCGACTACCATGTCAACGAGCGGATCAACGACGCGGGCGTTAGGGTAGACGTGCCGCTCTGCGAGGCCGCCGTGCGCTACGCCGAGGACGAACTGCAAGAGATCGAGAAGATCGTCGCCGAGGTCACGCACGGCGTCATTACGAGCGTCCGTTCGCCCAAGATGCGCGAGTGGGTGTTGGAGCGCGTCGGCCCCGAGGCTAAGAAGCTGATGACCGTCTACAAGGACGGCGCGAAGAAGTACAGCATCGACAAGACCGTGCGGGCCAACTTGCTCGCCATGGACAACGCCGACGAGGTGCCGCCCGATGTGGCCGATGTCGTGCAGTGTGCGGACGACCTATGGGCCTCGTCGGTTGCTAAGTTCAACCGCTTGAAGCAACTTGCCGATGTCGAGGACGCCCGCGTGCGCGGTGCGTTTATCTTTGCAGGCGGCAGCGCCACAGGCCGCGCGTCGAGCTACGGCGCGCAAGTCCACAACTTTACCCGCAAGTGCCACAAAGAGCCCGAGGCCGTACGCCAGGCGCTTGTGCGTGGGCATGCGATCGTTCCGCGATACGGAATCCGCGTGACAGACGTGCTCAAGTCCATGCTACGCCCGGCGTTGATCCCGGCCAAAGGTAACGCGTTCGTCGTGGCCGACTGGGCGGCGATCGAAGCCCGTGCGACCGCGTGGCTCTCAGCCGACCCGCTTGCCGAGCCCGTCCTTGAAATCTTCCGCACTGGCGGTGACATCTACAAGCGTGAAGCCGCTGGCATCTACGGCGTCGGGCCCACCGAGGTCAACGACGAGCAGCGCCAGATCGGCAAGGTCGCCATCCTAAGCCTTGGCTTTGCCGGCGGCGTCGGTGCGTTCAGCGCCATGGGCCGTGCGTATGGCGTCAACATGAGCGAGGCCGAGGCGCAACGTATTGTTGACCGCTGGCGTCGCGCAAACCCGTGGGCGGTGCGCTACTGGCAAAGATTAGAAGATGCCTACACCCGCGCCATGCGAAATGTCAACACTGAATTCAAAGCTGGCCGCGTGGCGTACATGTACGACGGTCAGCATTTATGGTACGCCCTGCCCTCGGGCCGCGTGCTATGTTATCCGTTCGCCCGTCTGGAGTCGGACGGCGTGAGTTATCTCAAAGCTGCTTGGAAACCCGCGCAAGATGCGACCGAATGGCCGCGTGCGCGACTGTGGAAAGGCTTGGCTTGCGAGAACATCACACAGGCTACCGCCAATGATTTGCTGCGGCACAGTCTGCGTGAGTTAGACCGTCAAGGATTACGTACTGTGCTGCACGTTCACGACGAAATCGTTATCGAATGTGTTAACGAGGCCGCCGAGGTCGTTGCAGAACTTTTGAATACGGTAATGTGTACGGCACCTGATTGGGCCGTGGGGTTTCCGCTCAAGGCCGAGGTCAAGGTCATGGAGCGGTATGGCAAGGGCTAAAAAAAGCCCGGCGGGTTAGGCCGGGCTAATAGGGGACTGGAGAAGTCACATGATGAGATTCGCCGATTATCTTAACAGCATCGCCCCAGAAGGGGAAGTTATCCTGTTCGTCCGTCAGAAGCCGCTCATGCGTAACGGCGAGCAGCTTGCACATAACGACGGCACGCTCAAGTACACCTGGCCGCCGGCCTTGTTTGACCGTTACCAGCGCCGTCCGCAAGGCGCGTGGTACGCCAACACCGGCTGCTTCATCGTCGATCGCATGGCCGATGGCCTCTCGGCCTCTGCGGCCAACTGCGAGCGCGTCGCGTTCATGGTGCTCGATGATGTCGGCACCAAGTCCAAGGTGCCGCCGCTGGAGCCGACGTGGAAGATGGAGACGAGCCCCGGCAACTATCAGTGGGGCTACACGTTCGGCCTTGATGATCAGCCGACTAAGGGCGAGTTCAGCGCGGCGATCAAGGCGATCGCTGAAGCCGGTTACACCGACCCCGGCGCGATCAACCCGGTGCGCAACTTCCGCATCGAGGGCAGCATCAACCTAAAGGAAGGGCGCCACAACTTCGCCTCCATCCTGACCGAGTTCCACCCTGAGCGCGAGTACACACTGGCCCATATTTGTCAAGCGTTGGGCGTCACGCCTGGCCCTGTTGATACGGCGTATATACGCGGCGTATACCTTGAGGACGATGGCCTCGACACGGTGCTAGAGTGGGTCCGCGAGCGCGGGTTGCTGCTCGATAAGGCCAACGGCGAGGGCTGGTACGGCGTAGTGTGTCCTAACCACGCGGCGCACACGACGGGCGACCCCGGCGGGCGGTACAATCCCGTATCCCGTAGCTACACCTGCTTCCACGGTCACTGTGGTGACTGGAACAGCGAGAAGTTTTTGCGATGGGTTGAGGCCGAGGGCGGCCCCAAGACGGGTTACGGTCTGCGCGATGACCTGCTCGCAAAGAAGATGGAGGCCGCGTTGAGTAAAATTACGCCCACAACTGAGTTCCCCGACGAAGCCGCCAAGGTGATCGAGGAGGTCGAGCGCCGCGAGCTCGGGCGCGTCGAGCGATCGCAATGGTACGAACGCTTTGCCTACATCCAAGACGATGACAGTTACTTCGACATGATCGACCGCCGCGAGATCAGCCGGCAGACGTTTAATGCGCTGTTCCGTCACATCCCGTGCCGCAGCATCCGCTCAAACCGTAACATCGAAGCCTCCATCTGTTTTGACGAGAACCGTCAGGCGATGGGCGCTCACTCGTTGGTCGGTGTCACGTTCGCCGCCGGCGAGTCGATCCTCGTCTCACGTAACGGCCTCGTCTACGGCAACCGCTGGCGCGACGCGCGGCCGACCGCCGCCGAGGGCGACGTATCCATCTGGCTACAGCACGCCGAGCGCATGATCCCCGACCCTATCGAGCGCGAGCATGTGCTTAACGTGATGGCCTACAAGCGCCAGCACCCCGAAAAGAAAATCAACCATGCTGTCCTGCACGCTGGCCGCCCTGGTAGTGGCAAGGACACGCTCTGGGCGCCGTTCCTGTGGTCGATCGGTGGCAACACGCACGTCAACGTGGCGATCGTCAAGAACGAGGAATTAAATTCGCAGTGGGGCTACGCGCTCGAATCTGAAGTGATCGTGATCAACGAGCTCAGACAAGCTGAGGCCAAAGATCGCCGGGCGCTTGAGAATAGTCTGAAGCCCGTGATCGCCGCGCCGCCTGAACTACTGTCGGTCAACCGTAAGGGCATGCATCCGTACGACGCGCTTAATCGTGTGTTCGTACTGTCGTTCTCAAACGAGCGCGCGGCCATCAGCCTACCGCGAGACGATCGCCGCTGGTTCGTCGTATGGTCTGAGGCCGAGCGCATGCGCCCCGAGGACGCCGAGCACATCTGGGCGTGGTACAAGTCCGGCGGGTTTGAATCCGTCGCCGCGTGGCTCGATGCCCGCGACGTGTCAGCCTTCAACCCTGGCGCCGCGCCGCCGATGACTGAGGCTAAAATGATTATGATCGAGTCGGCCATGAGTACGGCCGAGTCGTTCCTAGTTGAAATGATCCGCACGCGGCAGGGTGACTTTGCCAAGGGCGTGATCGCCTCGCCGTTCTATGCGATCTGTGATCGGCTGCAAGGGCTCGCGCCCACGGGCGTTAAGGTCGTACCGCCTGCGCTCATGCACGCGCTACGCGAGGCTGAGTGGGTCGATTGTGGGCGCTTGCACTCGCGCGAGTGGCCGACACGTAAGCATGTGTTCTGTCACCCGCAGTTTGCGAGCCTCACGAAGTCGGAGCTCCGGCACATGGCCGAAGACAAGGCGCCTGCGTTGTCAGTCGTCAAGTAGCCAGTCAACGAGGATCGCGGCGCCGATAGTCAAGAGTAAGTACGTCACGTTTATTGGCCTTTAATTGATTGTAACGGGCGGTAGTGGCTTGCAAGGCGGTCGGCGCCTTGTAGCGCCGCCCCTTGCCTTGGCGCACGTCCTTGCGCGCCACGTCGATCCAGCGCCACATGCGCCGGACCCACCAGTCAGTGAGTGTTGTCCGCGCCACGGTCTACCCGTTGCAGCGCGCGCCTGGCGATCGCGTGCGCGTCCTCGCACTGATCGCGGCTCATGTTAGCAATGGTGTGTAGCGCCGCCTCGTAGTGCAGGAGCTTGTATACGGCCTCGGTGTAGAGCTTGACCACGCGGCCGTAGTCATCGCGCGTTAGGTTGTCGCTCATCGCTCCACCTCTCGCACCAAGCGATCAATGAACCACAGCGCCTTGCGGTACTCCTCAGCCCGTGCGGCGTCGTGGTCGCCGTGCTTATGGCCGACGCGTGAGAGGTACTTGAGCGCCGACAGGCGCAAGTAGCCCTCGAACTCCTCGGGCGTACTCTTAGCCCTCATGTAGTCGATCGTTTCGATCCCTCCGACCTTGTAATGGTCGGGGTTGGTCGCGTCGGGCGTACTGTCAGCCTCGGCGTGCGTACTGTCGCTCCCATAAGGCCATGCGTTGTACTCAGCCATTACCGCGTCGAGCTCCTCTTTAGTCAGCCTACATGTGCGCTCTAAGCGACTCTCGGGCGCTCGGTACATGGTCTCAGGGTCTATAGGCGGCTTACTCTCAAATGGATCAGCCGGCCGGCCCATGTCACGTTGGAACGCGTCCCACTCATCGAACGTCATGCGTATGTCCATAGTTATGGTCCTCACCAGTAGTCACCACCCCAACGCCGCCGGCTGCACGCCCAGTTAGGCGGCGGCACGCGGCGCCACTCGTCACGCCGTGCGGCGTCCATGCGACGCAACACGGTGCGCAGCCACGCGAACCAACGGCTCACGCTACGCCCTCCGGTAGCTCGATCGCCTTGCAGCCCAAGGCCAGCGCCACGATCGCGTCAGCTTGACTCTGAGTCATGCGTAGCGCGTCCTCGACACGCTCGACCGGGCGTGATGTGCCCGTATAGGCGCCCTCAGCATCACGGTCAAGTGTTAGATAGCGGCCCTCGTACTCAGGGCCGCCGATGGTGTATTGGATGACCCAACGCTTGTCGCTCATCGCAGCACCTCCCACGCGTTGTCCTTGCGCTCGGCGAGCTTGAAGTTAGCGATCGGCCAACGGCGCAGCAGCTTAGACGCTGGCCACGCTAGCAGTACCGTGCCCGCGTCGTGCCTCCAGCAGCCCTCCTCAGTCGCGCCGGCGTCCGTGTAGTAGAACGCGCGGCGCATGCCGGCAAGGTTGCCGGCTGTGGTGCCTAGCACCACAGGGTCGAGCGCGAGCGTGCACGCGTCGGTCGTGAGGATCGTCTTGCCCTTGGGCTCACCTTTAACGGCCGCCGTAGCGAACGTATCGGCGTGTGCGGCCGTGGTGAGTGTAGCGGCCAGCACGGCCGTGATGATTGCAGTTTTCA